CACTTTCCCAAGCGCTTGGGATTCTTCCACCAGCGCGGAGAAATTCCCCAGCTCCTCCGGATCCTTTTCCTTCAATCCCGTCAGCTGTTCCGCTACGCTCTGGGCCATTTCAGGGCTTACGCTGGGCGTTTTTTTCTGTATATCCCGGGCAATCCGGCTGGCCTGGGCGCGGCTCACCCCATAGCCCGCGCCGCCCAGGATGCCGCCGGTCAAACCGCCCATGAAGCCTTCCTCCTTCATGGATTCTCCCAGCTGCTGCCACAATTCCCGGTTGCTCATGTGCTTTTCCCGCCGGTCCGTTTCCCACTGGCTGTCAGCGCCCATGATCCACCGGTCAACAAGCGTATTCACCAGGTTCCCAGGCATTTCTTCCGCGCTTTCCGTCAAAAAGCCCTTGAGCATCCGGGTGGCGATTTCCTTAAAGCCCTTTCCGGTTTCCTTGCCCAGCTTCACCATGTCTCCCAGCCGGTCCATAGTTCCTTCCAGAAAATACTCCAGCGTTCCGGCCACGCCCTCTTCCAAAAGCGCTTCGTCGGTGCTGCCGCCTCGATTCAACGCGTCGTACCCCTGGGCCGTGGACGCGGCGCCCGCAAACAGAATCTTGCCGAATGGGCCTGTCATCCAGGCCGTGCCCACCTCTCCCATGCCTTTCAACACGTCATAGGCCGTTTTGCCAAACTCCGTCGAATAGGCGCTCTTTCCCCCTTCTGTGCCCATGGTGCGGGCCACGAAGGGCGCAAAGGCCCCGCCATAGGGATTGGTGTCCCGCCGCGCCGCCCAGTTAATGCCGGTCTGAATCGTGCCCATCAGGTCAAGGGGCATTAAAAGGGCATTGGCAACCAGCGCCATGGCCGGGCTGTTTTTGCCCAGCTCATACGCTCTTGCCGCGCTGTATTCGTGCTGCCGGTAAGTCAAACGGTTGTCAAGGCGCTGCAAATAGGCCTGGGCCTCCTGAGTGCCCCGCTCCTGATCGTAATCATAATAATAGTTATACCGTGCCCGCTCCCCATCGGTCAGCCAAAACAGCTTGACATTATAGGGCGCGTCAGCCGCCAATAGCCGCTCGTAAAGCTGCTCCATATCCTCCGCACCCCGATAGCCCCATGGGTTCGAGGTGGGATTCTGCGCCATCATCTCTTCCCAGTTCACCAGCCAGTAGTCGTTGTCTTTTTCGGCATACTCCGGACGGGCGACGCTTCTTCTAACAAAGTCCGGCTGCACTTCCAACGCCGCGTCCTGGCGGGATACGGTCTGGGCTTTCAGTTCTTCAATCTCATTATGCAGCGCCTTAATCTTGTGAAAATTTCCCCGCTCATCCTCAGCCTTCAGCCGGGCCTCTTCCTCTTCCAGCTGGCTGATCTTCGCAAGGTCTGCCTGCTGGTCTGCCACCATCCCCTTTTGCCACTGGTCCCAGTTATCCGCATACCGGGCCTGCCGGTCGGCGGTGCTCTGCTCCAACTGGGCAATCATCACATTCAGGTTTATGGGCTTTTCAATCACGCTTTTAGGCGAGGCCGGTTTGATCCCCTTGGCCCGGGCGTCATACAATTTCAGGAGCATATCGTTTTCAAACTCCTGCTGCCGCGCAGCCCCCTTCCATTCCTCCGGGTCAAAGCCGTTATAGCTCAGCGCCTCTTCATACCCCGGCAGCTGTCCTTCAATGTTCGCTTTTCGCTCGGCCCGATCCGGGTCGCCTCCCTGCTGGTTATAAGCAAGGATGACTGGCTCATAGCTCTTCTTTTCCTGCCGAATGGTTTCCAGCCAGTTCTCAGCGCCCCCAAAGGCGTCCGCCATATATCCCCACTGGTTTTTCAGTCCGGCCAGCTCTTCCTTTTCCTCCCCAGTCAAATTCTTTTTTCCGCCCAATTCCACAAGCCTTGAAGCGATTTTCTCTTCTTCCATGCGGACACCCATATTCATGTCCGCCGTTTTAAACTCCTCATAGGATACCCGCTCCTGTGGTTCTTCCTTTTTCACCGGTGCCATCACCGGCACGCTTCCCTTTCGGTATGCGGCATCCAGTTTTCCCGACATGTCAAGCTTTTTTTCCGCGTCTCCATATGTGGGCAGCGTGGTGGACGTGTTCCACCCGCTCTTAGGATCCATTTTTTCAAGCCCTGTGGCAATCCGATCCCACCAGGCCTGATCCTGCACCGGTATTTCTCCGTTTTCAACCGCTTTTCTGGCCCGGGCGGTCGCCTGCTTCCTCACCATTGCATCCTGGCCTTTGATGGCCGGGCGGCCCAGCATTTCCTGCACCCGGGCGCTGATGTCCACGGCGTTATTTCCCCTGGCCGTAGCCGCCGCCGCTACTGTCTGAGCCTTTGCGTTCTTCGCCTGTCCGCTTTTGGCGTACCAGCTGATCTCCGCCGGGTCGCTCCCCACCTTCCGGGGGCCGTTGCCTTCCGCGATAATCCGTGCCAGCCTTTGCGCCGTTGTTTCGCTCTCATACTTCTTTTCTTTTTCTTCCTGCTCCTTTTTCCGGGCAGCTGCCACCGCCGCCTGATACAGCGTGTTGTTTTTGCTCAGTCTGTCCGCCAATGAGTATTTTGCCATTCTTTTGCCCTCCTCGCGGCTTATTTCCCCATCAGCATAAAAAAACAGAGGGGCGTTTTTCGCCCCCCTGCGTTTTCAATTCACAAAAACAATGTAAGAGGTCATCCTTTCCAACTTTGTTGCCGGTTGATCAGATCCTGCAGCACGTTATAGCGGTAGGCCCGCTCCTGGGCCGCCCGGTCATAGGCGTCCTGATAGCGTCCATAGGCCGCGTTCTCCTGCTGCTGCAGGGCGTTGAGCCGGTTATTTGCCGCCTCGTTTTCCGCGTTGTAGGCGCTCAGGGCCAGGTTGTAAAGCTGTGGCTGCACCGTCCCGGCCAGCTGCTGTAAATGCCCCTGATAGGCCTGCTGCCCCGCTGTCTGTCCGTAGCTTGATCCATACCCGCCGGTCAGCGCCGCCGCCTGGCCCATGGTGTCCCGCATGGCGTTTCTGCCCTGGGTCACATAGTTATTTCGCACCTGCTGGTACATGGGATCCGCGTCCATGTTGTAGTTGAACTTTTCCCGGTTCAAAATCCCATTCAGAAGGCTGTCTATCTGCCCCTGCCAGGTGCTTTCATAGGCCCCCGGCATGGCTCCCGCTGCCTGATCATAGGCGCTTTGAGCCGCGTTCATCTTGGCGTCCCATGGGTTCACCGGGGCCGCCTTTGATCCTCCGCCACCGCCTGAGCTTTTCTTTGTCGTTGTCGGTTTCCCACTCACATAATCAATATGCCCCTGTGCCGCCCCCAATGCTCCATTTGCTGCCAAGCTTGTTGGCTGCGTCACCGTCGGCAGTGTATTTTTTGCACTATCTGCGAGCGTTACCTTTGGTTGTAACACAAATCTGTTATCATCCTTGTTCGTTGCCACTCTTTTTCCCTCCTTCCTTTAAAACTCGCTGCCCTGCTCCACATACCGGGCTATCTGGAACAGGCTCATATCTCCCATTCCTTCCAGCCTCAGGCGCAGATGGTCGCACCGTCGGGCGCTGATGGGCAGCGTTACCGTGCGTTTTCTGGCGTCCTTTATGTGTATCGCCTCTTCCCACGGGCCGCCATCCAATTGCAAATAGATGGTCAACTCCGCGCCTTCCTCAAGCATCACCCGGCACTGGATCCGCGACACCCACTTGTTATCCCGGACGTCGTCCATCAGGTCACCGGTCTCGGCGATCCACTTAAACTCTTCCTCCGGCGTCTGTTCGTCAAACAACGTTCCATGCTCGCCATGCCGCAGCGCCAACAGCATCCCGTCATCCCGGATAAAATAGCCTTCGCCCTGGCATGAAGCGAACCACTCCGCTTTCGTTCCGTCCTCCCGATACCACAAGCCCCTTTGGGTGTCCAGACTGAACAAATGCCATGCCCCCTGAACATCCTCCATGGAAATATAGTATCGGCTGCCCTGCTTACCGGCCCGGGCATTGTGAAACCGCATCCCTTCCAGGCTTGATGATACGCTTTGGGGCAGGCTGCCATCATAGCCCATCACACCGTCGGCGCTTTTGTAGTAAAGCACCTCATCCACCAGCACCAGGCTTCTTTCCGAACCTGCCTCCACCCCCCGGGCTTCCGTTTCATTTACCTGAAAATTCGAGGGCGCCGTGCCGTAGATCTCATGGATGCAGCTGGGCTTGAAAAACACCACCTTGCCCCCCTGGGTCGCAGCGCCGGTAAACGGCCCGTCCGAGCCCACATTGACAGCGTAAGCGTCCGTACTCAGCCCTTCATAGGCCTTCCAGTTGGTAGGGTCGCCCAGCTTACAGGCGTAGATTTCGTTATTGTAGGTGGAGCAGCCCCAGCACCTGTTGTTCAGGCTGGTTACATGATCCATTTCAGGGGTTTCCCTTTTTACGGTCACGCCCCCCTGCTGGGTGGTTTCCTGGGTCACTACGCCGATCACTAACAGCGCGTCGTCCTCCACCTTTTGCAAAAGCTTTTCGCCGTTCATGTCGTCCGCCGCGCAGCCGGTGATGGTCACGCCGTCAAACTCGCTGAAGCCCTGACCGATTCCCTGGGCCTCAATCCGCCCATACAGGGTTTCCACTGGCACCCAGGCGCTGGTGGCGCTGGCGTACACCTGCATCACCCCATCGTGAAACCAGTAATCGCCGTTTTGGGGGTCTGCCGGCGCTTCCTCGCCTGTCGCGTAGTCCTCGTACAGACTTCCGTCCTCCTTGGCCAGGCGCACCGTTACCGTACCTTGGGGCGTTACCACGTTTTCCATGGGCTTTAAAAGCCGGGTATCCGTGTTGAAAGCCACCTTGTCCGGGAAGATCAGCACCCATGCGCCCATGGACACCAGCTGCTTTTCCCCTTCCGTGACCGGGTCATACTTGCCTCCGTCGTACCAGATATGGCCATCCTCAATCCACAGCAGTTTTTCCTTGCCGATCATGCCCCCGGGCTTTTCCAGCTTTCGAAATTCGCCTCTTTTTTCCCGGGTTCTCAGGATGGGATATTCGCGGCTGGACAGGTTCTGGGTCCATGCCCATGCGCCCTCCGGCACTTTCAGCCCCAGGTCAATGCCTCCGAAGGTTGTTACGCTTATGGCCGTGCGCTGTATCGGCGTTAATGTCGCCATCTCACCACCCCCTGTATCCGGTAATTTCCGGCCCTTCCACCGGCATATGCTCCCGGTTGTACCAGGCCTTAAACATGTCCATCAGCTCCTCGTGCATCACCATGTGATTGTTGTATCGGATCTCTTCCGCGTTGTGATAGTCGATCTGGGCATACAGCCAGTTCAGATACAGATCTTCAAAGGGGCCTGCCGCCAGGGGCACTCTCTCCCATGTCTCCTGGGTGTATGGCTCCCATGTCGGCTGGCTGTCATGGTGGGTTCTGATCACCTGCAGCCATATCCTGCCTTCCAGCTGGTTTAGCCATCTGAGCAAATCCTCTCTCTGGTACTGGCTGGGCTTTAACCGTTCCGCCGTTTCTATGATTTCCTTTACGGTCACGCTTTGTTCCCCCTTTTAAGCACACAAGGCCGCCGCATCTTCAGCGGCGGCCTTGGGGTCGCTTTTACATCTGGCCGTATTTGTGCATACCGCCATCGGTATTGATCAGCTTTTGCAGCCTTGCGGTCGTTTCCTTCTGGGTGCGGTTGGCGTTGTCCAATACTTCCTTCACGCACCGGGGCACCAATACCTCAACGCCCCTTTGAATCTGAAAGGTTCGGCCATTCACTGCCACAAACACGTCGCCCGTATACTGGTCGCCGTCTTCAAACAGCATCACCGGCACCTTATCCTCCCAGGGATCATACGCCGCCTTTTTATTGATCTCTGCCATAGGCTCTCCTTTCTGCCATCAAGGCGGGCAGGATGCTCAGCGTCATCTGACCGATGCCGAGCACTCCTTCGCCGCCTCAAGCGTCACCTTAGTTGGCCTGCACGCTGGCGCTGCGGCTGGAACAGCACTCAATGCGGACCATAAATTCTTCCGCCAGGCGCTTGGTTACATGAGTAGCCTTCCAGCCCACGGTGGACCACTGTTCCAGCGGGCCGCCTGCCTGGCTCTTGTCGTGGATAATGTGCTCCAGGCCCAGGCCCTGCACTTCCGTTTTGCCGAAAGCGTCCTTGCCCAACACCAGCACGCCATGCACCGCCAAGCCATCCGGGCAGGTGTCATCCTTCCAGATCTTGGCCTCCGTCGTTTCCAGGAAGCGCACACCGCCAACCACGCCCACCTCGCCATCAAAAATGGCCTGGGCGTTCTGGTACTTGTGGGCTTCCTTCCAGTCCTGCGACTTCATCAGGTCGTTGAGCACATAGGGGTGACATACCGCCACATAATAGCCGCCCTGCATGGGCTCGGCGTTCATGGCCTTCAGCTGCGCCGCCGCGTCAAAGATCATGTCCATGGTCAGCTGGCAGTCCGCGCTCAGGCCCTTGCGGCTGACCACTTCCGTACCGTCTTCCTTGGAGGCGTACAGCACGTTGGTGCCGCCGCACAATTCATCCCGGCACAGGCTGTCCAGGGTTCGGCCCGACTGGCTGCCCAGCAGGATTGAAGCCTGGGTCACGTTGTTGTCGATGGCCGTTTTTTCCAGAATGTCGGAAATAGCAACATAGTAGCCGTACTGCTTGATCGTCGCTTTCAGCGTGGTCATGGACAGGGTGCCGCCGTCCGGGGTCACGCCTTCGGTCAGGGGCGTCATGGCCTTGGCCAGAGGCGTATACTTGCGCATTTCAATGGTCTTGCCGCCGTTGGTGGGAATCGGATACGCTGTGCCCAATTGCAGATGTACCAATTTCGGTTCCGCATTATCCAGCAGCGTCCTGTAGTAAAACTCTTTATTTTCCCCCGCCAGCGACGGGGTACCGGTTACATTGATGTTCAGATTGTAATCTGCCATTGTCTTATCCTCCGTTTCTTACAGAGGAATTTGCTCAAAAGGTGATCCGCTTGCCCATGGCCACCTGCCGGGCGATCTCCGCCCGATCTTCCCGCGTGGTCTGGCTGATGTCCGTTTTGAACACCTTTCCCGCCCCCGAGTTCATGCCGTTCTCCACCGGCCGCATCCCGCGGGCACGGATGGCGTCAGCCGTCTGTTGCTGGGCGGTTCGGGCCGCATAGGCGATGCCGTTGTTCATGATTTCATCCATGTGCACCACCTTGTAGGCCGTTTTCAGGTCATAGCCAACGGATAGCAGTTTCGCAAATTCCTGGTTCTCAATCTCCGTGTTTAGATCAAAGTCCGGGTACATCTGCTTCAGGGCGTTGCTTTCCGTCTCCCACTGAGCCAGCTTTTCACTGGCGTGCTGCTGGTTTTCCAGTTCCGTGATTCGTGCCTGCATCTGAGCTTCCCTGACGCTCTGAGCCGTTCGGTCTCTTTCATCCTCCCAGCTCACGCCCCGCCGGTCAGCCCCTTCCCGCCACATCCCTTCGTCCTGGTTCACTGCCTCAAGCAAAGCGCCCGCGTCCTTTACGCCGTAGCGCTTCATCAGAAGGTCAATGACCGGCTGCTGGGCTTTCAGCGTGTCCTGGTGACTTCGCAGCTGCTGGTTTACCTTGCCCAGTCGCTTGCTCACAATGTCCTGCACGTCCTGGTCTGAGTACGTCTTGCCCTGATTCTTCCCCGGTTCCTGAGCAGCGGCGGCCTGCTCCTGGCCTTCCTGTGCGGCGCCCAGCTGTTTCCCGTACACCACATTTCCCAGGCCATTGCCTCTACGCCCGCGCTGTCCGGCCTCCCCGGCGTCGGGGGACCCCTGTTTTACGCCCGCCTGTGCCATGCCTTCAGCCGCGCCGGTCTGGCCGCCTGCAGCGCCGCCAGCCCCCGCTCCTCCATCCGGTGCAAAGCACAGTTTTAACAGCCTTTTTTTCATGGATTTCCCTCCAATTCCCGGGCGCGTCCGCCCGTTACATTCACAGCATAAAAAATCAGGGGGGCAAATTTCGCCCCCCTGCTCTTGATTTTTTTCACTTTCTTATGTCGGCCGGGCTGCCATGGCCGCCCGAGCCCTGGCCTGCTCCGCCTGGCTGCCCACCCGGTCGTCGTCACTCTGGGCCGCCGTAGGCGTCACCATGCCTGCCTGCGGCTGTCCCTCCCGGGCCATGCCCTGGCTGATGCCCGTACCATTCTGAGCGTCGATGATCTGCGCCATTTTCTGCATCTGCTGCTGCATGGCCAGCATTTGCTGATACATTCCGCCGTTCTGCCGCACCTTTTGAATGATGTCCTCTTTTCCCTCAAAATGCATGGCATCCAGCACCATCAGCGCCTGGTCGGCCATCTGCGGGTTAAACATCCCCATGCCGTAGAGCTCCTTAATCAGCTCGTTCTGGCTCATTACACTGTATGGGCTGGCCCGCTGTGCCTTGACCTTGATATCATACACCGGTCTGCGTTCGCTCTTTTCCAGCCCGAAACCCATCTCCACCGGTTGAGGCTGCATCCCCGCATTTTGAAACACCGTGAAGCGCTCCTGACCATCCTTGCCCGTGATCCTGAAATATCTAGGCTCTGTGTAAAACTGCCGGATCAGTTCCACCACCAGCGACGCCACCTTTACCATGGCCCGATAGCCCTTGCGAATCATGTCCCGGCTTAATTTGCCCGCAGCCTCCTGCATGGCCGCAATGGCGCTGGCTGCCGTGGCCCCCGCCGTGGTTCCGCCCTGGGCTACGTCCCGGTTGCCCGATGTTTCTTTCAGCTCCTCCACCTTGTCTGTCAGAAATGCCTGTATGAATCCCGGTACGCTGGATACGCCGAACTCTCTGATGTTTTCTTCACTCAGGCTGCCCGCCACGTGTACAAAGGGTTTTGACCAGTCCGCAAACTCTTCCTCATTGACCGTAGAGCCCTCCTTCACAAAGAACCGTTTCTTGCCGGACATAAAGGCGTTTCGGGTGATGATCTCATTAAGGCTGTCTATCAGCATTTGCGGCTTCTTGGCCACATCGATATAGCCGAATCCTGCCGGGCTCCCCTCCATGGGAAACAGAACGTCAAACACAAAGGGATACATTCCGTGCTCATAAAAACCCTGCTTGTATAACGTATCGTTCTGGCTGGCGAACAGTATCTCCTCGTTGCAGAACTTCACATAGTGGAGCTTTACCTTTCCGTCCTCATCCTCCACCTTGTAGTACCAGTCCACCACCAGCACCTTTTCGTCCTTCTCCACCTTGTCTTCGTGGATATAGTCCGTCACCGAGAAGGCTTTGCCTGGCGTCACGTCCTTCAGCTGGGGATACCGCTGCTCCATCTGCGCCTTGTTGGCCAGCTCCACGCAAAACAGGTTCGGGCTCATCTGAATGTCCATGATTCCCGGCTCCCAGTAAATGTTAAGGATGTCCACTTGCCTGATCTCAATATCCCCCAGGCCGTTTTCCTTCCTGGGATTCCAGAAAACCCCATAGATGCCCGTGCCGTTTTTCAGTTTCGCCCACCAGGCCGCGTCATAGACCTCCTCCATGCCGCAGTTTTCCAGCACCACCGGCACCACTTCCGACAGCTCCTGGGCGTCCTCTTTGTCCCGCGCTTCCCTGGGCAGGATTACCGGCTCGGGATAGTTATCCATGGCGTCCGCGTGCTTGTTAAGCAGCATGTTAAACAGCCAGGCACTCTCAAAACGGCTGTCATTCTTCTTTGTGTCCATCACGGACCAGTGCCTAAGCCGCCACCACTGGTCATTTTCCACCGCCCTGTTTTCCAGCAGCGCTTTGCCGTCCTTGTACTTTTTCAAAAGGGTCATGGCCCGGCGCACATCCTCCACGCCGATCTTCTGGCCCTGCCGTGGCTGCTCTATTTCTGGCATTTTCGCCCTTGCCGCCTTTGGCTTTGGTTCCTGCCCGGTTGTCGGCGCCTTTTTCTTTTTGTTTGCCATCTCGTACACCTCACAGTCTGTAAAATACCGGCTTGGGCCGGTTTTTCTTGTGCAATTCCAGCGGGTCTTCCAGTATCACAGGTGGTTTTACGCTGGCCCGCTGGCTGATGGGCCGCTCCATCATCACATACCGCCACTGGTCGTAAATGTGATCCTCCTGTTTGGTGTCAACGTCCTCCACGTGCATGGGGTCGTACACCAGTTCCGGAATCGTCCGTATAAAGTTCACACAGGTATCAAACACCTGAAACTGAGGCAGCCCCCTGTCATCAAAGGCCAGCCGGTAATGACACTGCATTTTGCCGTTTAGTCGGTCTTTCTTTGACAGATCCCAGAAAACACCCGCCCTTTCAAACAGGCTCAGGATATCTTCCCGCCCGTCCTGGCTCTTGATGGCAGCGTCCGCTATGCCGCGTATCTTGCGGCCCCGCAGGTTCTCATCCTCCCGCTCTATCTGCCGTATCCTGGCCGCCACCTCGTCCGGGTTCATCTTCACACCCTCATCCGGTGTGCCCGTCCAGCCGTACAGTTCATGAATCCCGTACATCCGGCCCGTCTCGTCCACCGCGTACCACATCACCGAAAACGGCTTGGTATAGCCCCAGTCAAGACCCCTCAATATCTGCCAGTGCCGGGGTATCTCAAAGGGCTTGATGACGTGGGTCCATTTCTGATCCTCGTAGTGATCCGGGTCGTTGCGCCATTCCATAAACACCTGGCCTGAAAAAGTGTCCCAGTCTCCGTCCAGCAGCGCCCGCCGTTGGGCGTCCGGCATTGAGGCCAGGTTGGGCAGATAGTCCGGGCTGTTTTTGAGCAGTATCGGGTTGTCGTACACTTTGGCCGGCACAAACACCCGGCTGCGCTTTACACGCTGCGTTTCTCCCTTTTCGTCCTTGTATTCCAGCTCCTGCCATATGGTCTGCATGGGCTTGGCCGCCGTGATGAACCGGCTCTTTACCCAGCCATGGCCAACACCTCCCGGGTTGGCCGTCGCCCGCATATAAGTCCGCATCCCCGGGCCCGATGATCTGTTGCGGCTCATCAGGTAGTTATACTCATCCCAGGTAAAATGCGTCAGCTCATCAAAGGCGATATAGTCATACTGCTGACCCTGATAGTTGTACTTGTCTTTGGCGTACTGCATCCCGCCGAAATAGATCTTCGCTCCCGACGGAAACCGCCAGCAATGCTCTGTGCCGTTATACCTGGCTCCCGGAAATATCCTTGGATAATATTTATAGCTTTTATCGATCAACTCATTGAGCTGCTTGTACGTCTTGCGCAGGATCAGCGCCCGATACCAGGGGATGTGCGCCTGTCTGAGGGCTTCCAGCACCAGCGCCTCGCTCTTGCCTCCACCTGCCGCGCCGCCGTAGAGCGCTTCCGGCTCCCACCGGGCCATAAAGGCCGCCTGCTTGGGCTGCGGGCTCCACACTACCTTAGGCATTTGCTTCCTCCTCTGGCTCCTGCGGCTCCATCACCGGTGAGAGCATCAAAACGCCCGTTTCCTCGTCCGCCACCATGCCCATAGCTGCCCGGGCCTTTTCCAATTTCAGCTTTTCCCTGGCCATCTTCATGCCATGCTTGGCCTCCATATTGGGGATCCCGTATACGTCCCGCATGACTTCCGTCAAATCCTTCACCGCCGCCACCATATCCCGTATGGCCTTGGTGTCCGCCTTCTTGTGCTGCACTTCTTTTGTGCCGAAGTTCACCAGGTGTCGGTGAAACTGTTCCTCATCCTCCAGCACCTGGTTAATGTGCGCCTCCAGCCGGTCGGCAGCCAATTGCAGTTTCAGTATTTTGTCAGCCTTTCGACCCGCCCGCTTCTCCTCCACTTTCGCCGCCACCTTGTTGTCATGGTGTTCCCGGCGTTTGGCCCAGCCTTCCCTGCTGGCTCTTTTCCCCAGCGTGGACAGCGAAACGCCGTGCTCCTGGGCCAATTGCCGCATACTTTTTTTGGTGGTGATATAATCAGTTTTTATTTTTGTCCAGTCTGCGCCCACCCTTGCCCCTCCTTTCGCCCGTTTTTCACTCCCATCATAAAAAAGCAGGGAGGCAAATTTCGCCCCCCTGCTCATTACCCCAGGTTTTCCTTACTCCCGCTTTTTATACTTTACCCCCGCCACACGGGCATAGGGGCACCGCTGCCATGGCCCGCAGCATACCCGCTCCATGTAGCTCAACAGCTTTTCTTTTTGCTTAAAACATAGCCTAACAAAGCTCCCCGAGGCAAATCCCTCGCACTTCACATACAAGAGACTTTCCCTTTTGAGCTCTTCTTTCGCCTCTGTCTTTTTCCCCGAGTAGTCCTTTCCCGCGTAATGATCCCGGTAAAATGGACACAATACGCTGGCCGTAAACGCTTCCTTACCCAGATTCGCCATTAAGCACACCTGCCTTTCTTCCGTCCTGCCGTACTTCGCTCCTCTCGCTTTTTCATGATCCCGTACAGATACACCCCGTCCACGCACTCCATGGAGGGATAAAAGGCCCTCAGCTGCACAAACTGATAGCCCGGGTACACCTTTTCCAAAATGGCTTTGCCGTCCGTGTCCAGCGCCCGCGCCGCTGCCAGCGCCCGCCGCCGGCTGATCTTGTGATCACTCACCAACTCCACCGGCTTTTTCAGGTTTCGGCTCCCGCTCCACCGTTTAGCCCCCTTCGGGCTCTTGGTTAAATACTTCGCCAGCTGATTCAGACCTTCGTCCCCGGGCTGCAGCCGGTCAGCGTTGGCCCAGCCCTTCGCCCAGCATTCCTCAACGGCGGCGCGATCCAGCCCGCCGTTCATTACCACGTGCAGGTGGATCCTCTTTTGCTGTTTTTCCGGGTCGTCCTCCCATTCCAGCACATAGATATATTTAAGCTCAGGCAATCCGGCTTTCTTCCGCAGCCGCTTCACCCGGCGAATAAAGTTCTGCATATCCCGCTTGGCTTCTTCATGGTTAGGAGCCTTGCCCTTATAGGTCAGCGTGATGTGATAGTCCTTGCGCGTGAAGTTCGCGTTCAAAAATCGGTTCAGCTTTTTCCAGGCATTTCTGTAGTTAATCTCTGCCTGAAATTTTGTCGTTACGTTTTTTCGCGCCGCTCTTGCACCGATCAAACCCTGCGTATTCCAGATGGGGTAGATTTCCACTTCCAGCATATCCCCGGCCTTGATCGTCTTGGTTCGGATTCCCTTCACCCCGTCCATCCGCAGGGGGCCTTCGTCTGCCATGAACAGCACTTCCCATGGATTCTTCATGCGCTCCCGGGAGGGGAGGGGCTTCGGCCCCTGCCCCTCCCGTACCCTCCTCTCCCCTGCGGTTTGGCAGCAGCTTTCTCCCGTTTCCTTTCCGATTCCTTTTTCTTTTTCCCTCCCACCAGGGAACGCCCCCGGTGGTCGCTTTGTTAATACGCCATACGAGCCTTTTTTGCGGGCTCCGCCCGCCTTATATAAATTGATAGCATATTCCCGGGGAGCTTTTCGCCCCCCGGGTCGTCAGTTCTTAAAATTCCATTTTCTACCACACTTGAGCTTCGCCCACATCCACCAGCGCCTTCCCTGCCAGCCTTGCCAGTTGATCCTGCATCCCCTGGGCTTCCTTCTCCCCTGCCGGCTTCACCACCCCGGACACCATCAGCCCGCAATACATTGCCAGCACAGACCCACATTGGGTCTCTTTCAGCTGATACCG